TCGAGAGACTCAGCACTGTAACAGCTGTTATAGATGATGGTGTCTCATTGATGGAGGAAATCAGGGGTGATGGGGTTTCGGATGTGCCTGCGCGCGCACCCACCGCACCCGTACCCGCCCTAGAGGCCGTGACCGCCCCCGTATGCACCCCACATACTGTTTCTGACATCCAATCACCAAATAAAAACGAGGGGGGTACCCCTAGTAAAAATTCGGAGGTCGTCAATGATTTTGATCTACCGTAAACCCCCCCCTTACGATTCCTATTCAAAAAGGGGTGGGGGTACTATAACAAGTGTTATAGAGCCATGAGAACATTAGACGAAAGTGTAGGGGCGTGTATGACTGAGAAGCAAAGGACTGTGTTCCTTGTGATAGATGAGTATTGGAGGAACTTTGGTTATGGTCCTTCTATAGATGACATCATGTTTCATACTGGAGACAAGGGGCGCGGGAATGTACACCGTGTGGTGAAGAAGCTGTGCGACCTGAAGATTTGTAAGCGGGCGAAGAACTCGGCTCGCAGTGTTAGACCTTCGTATATTAGTTTGAGGAACCTGCCATGAAGATCACTGTGTGCGAAAACAGGTTTGAAGTTATTGCCGAGATGTTGGAGCCCGAGGAGGTCAGGGAGCTGTTAGAGAGAATTGGCGACTGGACTCTTGAGAAGCAATTGCCGAGTGATGAAGTGTACTTAGCAGCATTGGGTCCTTGTGGTAAATAAAAAACAACAGATGGAGATGCAAGAGGAGCACGACCTGTTTGTCAGGAGGATCACTCACGCTTTGTCTATAACAGTGTTAGAGGCAGAGGCCGCTGCCAAGAAGTTCTTTACCCTACCCCCCAACGAGCAAGCCGCTTATCTTGATGACCTTGATGCCCTAGAGGCAAGCCAAGAGAGAGAGGAGGCCTTTGACGACTTCAGCAAGTTTGCCCACGCCATGTGGCCGGGGTTTATTGACGGACGACACCATAAGGTAATGGCTAAGAAGTTCGAAGAGATCGCTACGGGGAAAATAAAGAGGTTAATTATCAACATGCCCCCACGGCATACGAAGTCTGAGTTTGCCTCTTATATGCTGCCGGCTTGGTTTTTGGGACGGGATCCTAGTAAGAAGATCATCCAGTGCTCAAACACCGCAGAGTTGGCCGTAGGCTTTGGCCGTAAGGTTCGTAACTTAGTAGCCAGTGAGCCGTTCTCTAAGATCTTCCCCAATGTTAATCTAAGGTCAGACAGTAAAGCGGCGGGCCGGTGGTCTACCAATAAAAACGGAGA